TTATCCTGCCGATTCTCTACACTCCGGCTTAGTTGTGCTAGAGCGACAACCGGTACGTCAAGTTCCTTGGCTAATGCCTTTAGAGAGGTCGCTATCTCTGTTATCTCCTGATCCCTAGTCCCGACTTTTCTGTGACACTTAATCAATTGCAGGTAGTCGATAACTATCAAATCCAACCCATCACGCCTTTTTATTGCCCGACACTTTAAGCGCATCTCCGGGACCGTAGTAACCGAAGCGTCTTCGATAACAAAATTAGATTTGTGCAGCCTTTCTCCTAAGCGGTTAACCTTATTCCATTCATTTCCATCCAGATTGCCAATTCTAAACTTAGATCCATTTAGCAGGCAGTGCTGAACAAAAATCCTGTTCAGTATTTGCTCTTTGGACATTTCCAGGCTAAAAAATGCTACGCCTTTACCTTCCAGAGCTGCAAATGTCGCTATCTCGGTCAGCAATGAGGTCTTACCCATACTTGGCCTGGCAGCTATAACTATCAAGTCTTTTCGCTGAAGTCCATTGGTCATATACTCAAAGCGCTTAAACGGCATTTCCAGGCCGGTTATCCCTGGTTTTCTTTCCTCAATGCTCTGTATATAGCCTAAAACATTGTCTTTAACCCGGTATAACTCTGTACCTCTACCCTGTCCAAGCTCGTAAAAATAACGCTCAGCCTCCGCTACCAGTTCTTCCGCCGACTCATAATCACCGTCGTAAATTTTATTACTTATTCTGGTTGCCATAACAGAAGCCTTACGCAAAAGGCTATATTCCCTGATTTGCTTGGCATAATAACTGGCATTAGCAGCTGTCGGTGAATAGGTTATCAGCTCTGCTATGTAAATTGCTGATATGTTAGCAGCTTTAGCCGACACAGACACCAGATCCGGAACAATATTTTCAGCATCAAGCTCCAGGATAGTACGAAATATCGCGCCATTACGATTATCATAAAAATCATCTTGGGTTAGTAAATTACTTACCTCGTCTATGATTTCTTTGTCGCGAAAGATAGCGCCAAGCAGTGTTTTTTCTGCGTCAAGGTTTGCAAGCGTTTTGTTCATTTACGCCCACCTATGGTTTTTAGGTAAAATTGATAATTTTCGTCGTCTTCAAAAGACGGCTTTGAAATACTTGGTTGCTGATTTGTCTTAGGGCTATTGCTATTTTTAGACTTACTCTGCTCGAACTGCTTGTCAGCTTCCTCAGCATCCCGTATAGTCCGAATATTGTTTTTTACCCAGTCTAAAATAATGCTGTCGATGTACCTGAAGTTATATTTACCAATCATTACAGCCTTTTTAAGAGCTAGTAATATCATGTCTTCGCTCATCTCTTTTAACCAACTGGTTATCTGCTCAATCTCAAAAGGAGATAGGCCCCTGGCAAAATTATTTTCAAATGATTTGTAAATATTAACCTTTTCTATATTGACCAGATCATGATCATGATCTTTGTTTTGTTTTGTTTGTTTAGTTATATTATTAACATTAGAAGAAACTCGGTTTTTAGTGTCGTGATTAGTGTTAGGATTAGTGTGGAGATTAGTGGTGTGATTAGTGTTAGGATTAATCGTATTTTCCGAGTAATCATTAATTGCCTTTTCCGGGCAATCCTTATTAATAGTAAATTCCGACCAATCTTCTAAGTAATCTAGTACTAACCAGTAATCATTTTTTGTCCTAAAAAATGAGGAAAACCCACTATAATTTATCTGGTAAACACCTGCTTTCCTCGTACCCATGCTTAGGTATTTTAGGATGTGCAGGCCATTTATTTTTAATTGCAGTAACTTATTTCTCGCTGGATGTAACTCATCTTTGGTTAATCCGCTTAGGTCTAAGAGTTCCGAATTATATATTGCAAGCGATTCTGGATAGCGTAAAGTATTAGCCTTGTCCATAATAGACCTAAATAGGCTGTTAGCTTTAGATCCTACCTGCTTAGCTATTTTTAATTCATTGTAACTTCTTAGTATTTCGAAATAGTTTATCTGCAATTAAATCAGCTCCTAAGCTGCTAGTTAAAAAGTTTCCCGGGAACCGGCACACCACCGGCCCAGGATATAGGAAGTTTAGGTATTATGCCTTAAGCTAAGCTACATTTACGTTGTCTTTACTTAGTACCCGGTAATACTCATTAATAAGTTCATCCATTTCCTGACTTATCTTAAGCCTATCCTTTTCAGTAGCATTATTTAATTCTCTCCGTAATTCCTCAATCCTTATGGTTAAGCGGGCTTTATAAAGCGCGTCCAAGCAGTACTCCCCCAATCACTTATTTCGTCGCCCCAAGCAGACCATCCAGGATGAATATGTCGGGCAAAAAGCTCCAACTTCGGACCATCTGAAACCATTCTCCCGGCTATCGTATATTGCTCGTATGGCTTCGCGCTGTGCTGAGTTCTCGGCGCTATTATCGCCCCAGGTATTCCCCTGTCAGCGACCAGCGAAGCGCCTTTACCTTTGGTGCATACAAGCAGTTCCTCGCTACACGACCTGGTAGTCTTTCCCCCGCCGATTTGATACACGAAACGTCCCTGCTTTTCATCCCACCTAGCCTTCACCCAAGGAATTGCGGTTGAATATCTGAACCCCCATGCCTTTATCACCGGCCATGGATGCGTTTGCTTGATCGGGTGGGTGCTCCACAGCAGCAGGATCGCTTCCTGTGCTGTGATAGACTTTACCCACTCGCCCAAACTGCATATCTCCTGCAGTGTCATGGTGTCATAATGTCTGCCCGATTTGCGCTGTTTGCCCTCATACTGAGGACTTAGCCTGGTTCCTTGGTCGTTATAGCGCCAGGGAGGATCCGCGAGAATAAGGCGGTATTTAAGCACTTGCTTTTATCCCACGACGCTTTAATTCATTAAGCAGTTCCCTGTTGCTGGCCTGCTGTAACTTTTCCATTTTGTCTAAATACTCTTTAGGTTTCTTGCCTACCTTTAATCTCTTACACTTAAAATCTTCAACAGTGGCATCAAACAATTCAAAATTAGCAATGTTTCTATAAAAATAGCGATTTATAATTACCCACCACATATTGTTGATGTTTCTATATACCCTACCCCTCAAAAGCCTGCCGCTTATTGAGCACCTGAAATACTTAACCTGGCCGTTATAAATAACTTTTTTATCCCTGTCGGTATGGTTATAGCTATATTTGTCCGTTTGCCCATCCAAATCCGATAACGCAAAGTCCATAGATTTTTGTGAATGGTGCCATGACTTTACAAAGTTATATTTAATTACGTCCTCAGCCAACGTGTAAGCAGGCTCGCTAATATCAACACAACCCAAACTTTCCAAAAACTTTTTCATATGTCTAACTTCGTTAAGATAAACCAACTTAACAATATACGGCATTTTATTAAACCTATCGAAGTCATACCTTCCACCGTGTGCATTTTCAAAAACTATATTTTGATAAAACTCAAATTCAAATCCTCGCGGATACCTGTGTAGGACGAATTCTAAATCACCCTTCTTGCCATAAAAGTGATCTTTTCTGATAAGCTTACTTACGCTATCATCATTCTGAATGCACCAACCACGAGACCTCATAAAGTTTAGAAGTCTATGCAGTGTCCCATAATGCGACCAATGCCTGTCAAGAATGCCTCTTTTTTCTCCTGTTTCATTAACAAAATGCAAATCAGCGTAATATTTTCTTATGCTGAATGTGTAACCTTTCAATATCTCACCACCTGCCCGACCATAAACAAAAGCGCCATAACAATAACCCCATGCCCAACGACCTTGGAGGGAAGTTTGTCCTCACTCTCCAGCCACTCCTGGGTTACTGTCACTAACCGATCAACCTTACTAACCAACTGCTTAATTAGGGAGGCCTTCCGATAGCTTTTGCTGATCTGTAAACGACAATACATTAGTCTCATCCTCCTCCTGCTCAGGTTCTTCGAGACCGAATTCCAACAGAGAAGGCCCGCTGTGCTGCTCAATAGCCCGTGCAATTTTCCGCACGTCTTCGGACCATAGTCCATGGCGTCTTACAATACCGGCAAAGTCCTCAATATCATGGCTAACTTCATACCATTGTGGGTTTCCGTCCTCGTCATCGTCAGCCCTGCGCCCGCAATGGCTTAATTCATGGTCTACCAGTGCTACTTTCTGGTGCTGCTCAATAATACTCCACACCTTGCGGTTAATAACAACACAGAAATCAAAGCCAGTTAAAAACCTCTCTCTTGCGGTAACTTTAAAACCTCTGCCCCATGTAGTACGGTCTTTACTGCTCCAAGGTCCTTCCCGAAAAAGGTACTTAATTCTAGCCTCTACAAGGTGCCCATGATGTGAACCTATGCACTTTCGCGCAATAATTTCTACCTCGTAAGCGTTTTCAAACTCTATTGCTGCCATTCTCAACTCACCTTCTTGTGATTCTTCTTAGGCGCTGCATTCATCTTCCGTAGCGCCTTATCAACCGTATATCCCGCCACAATGCTTAAATATAGAGCAAGATAATTAGCTTTCATTAGCCCGCCACCTTTTTCTTAAGATACCGACTAACTCTCTTTTCCACAGCTCCGTCGCTCATTCCATATATCTCGCCAATCTGCTTATAGGTCATGGTTTCCTTGAGGCGAACCATCATTTCAACATCATCACTATTTACCTTCCGATTTTCTAGTTTAAAAAATACTTTCTCCGGTTCCCAGTCCGTTATGATGCAGATAGCTAGAGCACAGTAGTTGTATTCCAAGCCGTCCGATAAAGTTTTAATCATAACATACTCGCCACCCTCATATTCATAATTAGAGGGATATTGTTCCAGTGTGAGAGATTAAAAAAAATATCTTAAACAATTCCCCGGTAGCATTTTAAGATCTTCTATGGCCAAAATAACGCCTTGACTTTCGGCAATCAGGAGAAGCTGCTTGAACTTTTCCTCGTAACTTGCCTGTAGTTTTAATACTTTATCGTTGTATTGCCGCTCCAGTTGTTTATACAGGGCTTGGTTCATTTGTAGTCCCATCATAAAATCATTGTAACTGGTGAGTAGGGCACGACACTCGGCAATCAATCGTGTTTCCTCTTGCAGTTTGAGACCTCTTACTTTTTCGGTAAAGGCAAAACAAAAGTTCTGGTATGGCGTTACATGCATTGTTTTCCCAAGTGTTTGCATCACCCTGTTAAACGCCTTAACCATTTCCCAGTAATCAAAACGATTAAGTTCTTCAAGTTCAGCAGTGTATTGCTCGGCAATTTCGTCATATTCAGACTTATCGCCAGCCAGCATCTTGTCTATAAAGAGCTTTTTGAATCCCACTCGTTTTGCTAAATTAGGATTTACCAGCGACTCGTAAACCAGATCGTGGATTTCGGCTTGATCAATCTGCCACACAGCCAAGTCCATTATCCACATTTTATCGCCGTATTCAGTTAATTTTTCAAACTTTTCTTTAAGAGTACTACCCTTGTCAGTGTAGTAGTAGGTTTGGCCGTCATAGCTCACATCAGCGAACATTTCGGACAATATGCTCATTTCCTCTGTTTAAACCAATTCACACAAAGCATCATAAATGCTTGAGGCTGTTGTGTATTTTTGGGTGCCAGTTTCAAACGGATCACTATTCATTCGTACACCTCCGGGCTTGATATACACCTAGAGTAAAGTGTATAATTATTCAGGATATTTATTTTTGCGGCGGGAGTTAGCGGCTCCCGTCTTTATTTTTTAGGCTGGTTAATCTGTTCTCTCCCCTGCTTTTTAAGCTCTTTGTTGGCACAATCGGTACATAATGCGTGACTTAATTGCCCTCTGTCGATCGAAAATTTAGCCTCTGCAGCCTTACAGTCGTAACACGTAGCCATATCCTCATTACCTCCCAAAATATTTATATCTCACTTAAATATTGACTTGGCACCCCCGGTACCTGTTTGCCCTGCCAGTCCGAATATGTCAGAGACCGGCATAGTACCAACCTGTTCTTAGCCCGCGTCAGCGCTACATAACAGAGTCTTCTTTCCTCTTCCTCATCCACGTTGCTCTTGCTAGGGAAAACCCCCTGATTTAGCCCCAAAACAAACACTGTATCAAATTCAAGCCCCTTGCTTGCATGTACAGTCATTAATTTAACAGCAGGTTTTTCCTCGATGAGTTTTTCTTGAATATCGCGGTATTTCAACCATTTCAGGAAGCTTTGTACGCTGTCGCTCTCAAATAGGTTCCTCTTTCCCTGCTCCCAGTTCTCCATAGTGGCAATGGCTTTTTTAATATCATCTACCCTGTTCTGCTGGCCACATTGGGTAAGTCTTTCCGTAATACCAAGCACAAGGTCTATGCTCTTGAGATACTGGCTTGCTTTTGTGTATTGTCCGTTCTCAATTACCATTTGAATATCTTCTACCATTTTCCTAAAGGGAAATATTGAACTATTTTCGCCACACGTATAAGTAGCTTCATAAAGACTACAACAATTATCCAAAGCGAATAATTCAATCTCTTGCAGTTCTATTTCACTAAATTGCTTTAGCGAAAATTTAAGGCATTTCCTAAATGTGTAGTTATCTTTTTTGTTGTTAAGGAAGTCCATCCACTCCAGGATCCCTCGAACTCCGTTTTTCTTGAAGACATCATCACTGCCAGCGACAATTTGAGTAGGCAGTCCCTGAGCATCTAAGAACCGCGAAGCATTTTCAATCTGTCGGTTTGTCCGGGCTAGAATTGCTATATCCTGCGGCATGGTTCCGTTTTTAATAAGCTGCTTAATGCACTCACCAACCAGCAAGGCCTCCTGCTTATCGTCCTGCCCGACTATGCTGGATATTTCCACCCCGTCTTTGTGTGCTATTAATTTCTTTTCAGTCTGATTGACGTTGAAGGAGATAAGCCTGTTAGCCGCTGCCACTATCGCCCCGGTTGACCTATAATTATCTTCCAGCTTGATAACTTCACAACCCGGATATTCTTCCGGGAATCGAAGTATGTAGTCAACTCTGGCTCCCCTCCAGCCGTAGATCGCCTGAAAATCATCACCCACCACGAACAGGTTCTTTGGTGCTAGGTAGTTAATCATCTTCTTCTGATCATCTGAAGTATCTTGAAATTCATCCACGAATACGTGAGTATAATTTCTTTGATACTCGTCCAGTGCTTCGGGGCATATTTCCCATAGGCGGTTAACTAAATCAATAAGTCTATCTAGGTCAACGGCGTTGTTTTGCCTTAACCTATAGCCGTATTCAACCAATACCCGGCATTCCTCAGGGTATATTGTTTTTTCTACAGCTATATCAATACAGTTTTCAAATCTCATCATTACTTTTTTGAGATTAGTTCTGTGTCCTAATTCATCTATGATGTTTTTTAAAATACTCTCTCGGTCTGCCTGATCGTAGATTGTAAAATTAGGCTCAATGCCTAACTTATGTCCCCACCGACGTAGCACCGACACCGCAAAGGCATGAAAAGTATTACAGAATAGCTTCTTGCCCTGCTCCTCGCCAATTAGCGAAATAACCCGCTCTTTCATTTCCTTCCCCGCCAGGCGGGTAAAGGTTAAACAAAGCATCTGTCCGGTACCAACCCGGCATTCCTGGTTTAAACAAGCCACCCTGTGTGTTAATGTCCTTGTTTTGCCGGTACCGGCCCCGGCCAGCGTGAGTATAACCGGGGCATCTGATATAACTGCAGTACGCTGGGCATCGTTAAGGCCGTTAAGAAGCTTCATTTACGTTATCCTCCGGCTTAACTTGCCCTTTCGGTGACTCCACTTCAATCAGAATCCGCACTATCGAACCTAAAGGCATACTTGATAAAGTTTTGCTAGCATATTTAAAGATTTCGTCTATCGGCATAGATCCTGGCGTTCTGCTTGATGATTCCGAAACTACTCCAATTGCCCAACTATTTCCTGGCATCTTAACCATTGCAGTTTTTCCCTCTACGATAATCTCACGCACTTTGGCTCACCTCGCTTACTGGCGAACTCAAGTCCCAAACCTTCCACCTATCAGCCTCAAAAGAAAACTCTATGGCACCAGCAAGGATAATATTGTCCAGCTTGTCAGATAGCTTACTTAATCCATTAATCAGCATCTGGAAATTTTGTCTGTCTAAGTGGTTTAAATCGTCCATGACAAGTATCTTCAGCTTGGGATTAGCCCGGTCTAAAATTGTGACCGTCATAGCGGCCAGGAAAACTGTTTGCTGTCCAGTGCTCAGAGCGTCAAAGTTAACTCTGTGTCCCTTTTCGTTCACCCATCCGAACTGAAAAATTTCTTTCCCTGTATCTGATTCGGTCTGAAAAAATGGGGTTTGGTTAAATCCCATCAGTTGCAGGTTTCCGCTAATGTCTGACCTGATAGGTTCCAAGATTTCCTTCACCAGTTCGCCTTGTATGCCCTTGGGCCCCAGCGCCTGACTCAGAGATTTTAGCCCCAGGCTCATGTATTCGGCTTTGGTATTTTCAATCATACTTTGCTGCAGGAGAAGGATTGTCTGCTTAGCCTTTTCCTTTTCCTCTACAGACAGCTTTAGTTCTGTTATCCTGGACCGGATCCCCTCAGCCTGTTTCTCCTGAATGTCAACAGGCGCAAATCCTTCTGCCGGTTCATTCATTAGTTTAATTAGCTCTGTTTTATGCATGTTAAGCTGATTTGTGTACTTTTCAGCATCCGACAGGACTTTATTCTTTTCGCGCTCCATGGCAGTTATTTTATTCTGGATAACAGTATTTTGGCTATTGGCCTTTTGCGCCTGTAGTACAGCGGCTTCACGCTTATCTTCCAGTGCTTCCGATTCTGCTTCCAGTGCTTTGATCTGTAGGTTTAACTCCTCAACCTTGGCGGTCAATTCTGCAGTTTTAGCCTCGCCCTCAGCCTTTTTCTTTTCCGCAAAACTATCCAAGCCAGTCCAATCCTTAGGGCAACTAATCTGCTGGTGCAGCGTACATTTCCCGGCCAATTCGCCAGTCTTAGCTACTGCATCCTGAATCGTTTTAACTTGTGTTCTGATAGTTGTTATTTGGCTGTTAAGCTCCATGCGCTCATTAGTCAATACCTTAAGCTGCTTCTTTGCCTCGGCCAATTTTTTCTTGATTTCTGCTGTCTCTGCTTCGGTGTCCACCGGAGGTGTAATCTGCCCCTGCAGGTCTTTGATTTGCTGGTCCAGAGCTGCAGTATCATTGTTTACCGGTGATTCCTCCAACTTGCTGATAATGGACTGCAGTTCGGCTATCTTTATGGTTCTCTTGTCTGCAGTCTTCTTTTTTTCGGTACCAGATGAAATCTGCTTCTCAACCGCAATTAATTGCTGCTGCAGTTCTTCAAGCTCCGCTTTGGCCTGAATAATATTCCGGTCCGTTTCCTCTAGCTCGTTTTTCTTTTCTGCGATTTGTCTGACTGCTCCCTGAGCATCCTTCTGCTTGCCATTCCAATAGGACAATTGGGCAGAAGTCCAGTCCAACATGCTTTGCAATCCTGCGTGAATATCGACTGCTTCCGGATATTCTGCCATGGCTTTAGTAATAATTTCGTGATTTGCCATGTACCGATCCGGGCTGTTGGCCTTAATGGCCAGAGTTAGCATCTGATTGTCAAGGTACTTCTCAACGTCTTCCCTAGTCCAAGTATTTGAGGTAATCGGGCTCAAAGAGTATATGAAATCCCGACGTCTGGCATCCGAAAGGCCAAGGAACTCTGAGAAATCAAGCATCACTGGGAAACTGCCGATTTCTTCAAGTATGCGGGCTTTCTTTGCAGTGTCGTTTTTCTCTCCCTTGCCCGGCGAGACTAAAATAGACTCGCTGACAGTCACTTTTTTCTCACCGGTCTTCCGGTCCTCAGATTCTTTTCTTGTGAAGGTTCTGCTAAATTTAAAATGGTCCGTCTGCAGCCCCACCGTCATGGCCCCATTGGTCGATAACTTAAAGGTGTCCTCTGCCCTCTTGCCGTTTCCAGGTACATAACCCATTATTGCAGCACCCAAAGCCTGTACGCGGGTAGTTTTGCCTGCACCATTCCTGCCTACGAAAATATCCATTCCGGTAAGTGGTTGACTGCAGGTCTGCCCCTTAACGTTCTTCATTTCAATGGTGTTAATGCTCAAAACATATCACCACCTAAGCCGTTCAGGTCCGGTTGTCCAAACCCATTGTTGCTAGATGTGTTATTTTCCGCAGCCTCTGGTTCTTCTGACGCCACCGCATTTAGGCGTTCTTCCTCGTCCATTTCAGCGCCAATTTCCTCAGCAGAAACTTCGGCTTTAACGTCAATAACCTCAGCCTTTTGACCTCCTACCGTTACCTCGGCTCCCTGCTCAGCCTGACTCGCCATTTCTAAAAGCTGATCCTGAGTGAAGTTATGGACAAAACCAACCAGAGTAACTTTAGCTGTCCGGCGTTTCTCTTGGCCCTCAGCGTTTACATATGCTATATGCGACAATGCTGGATGCTGACTCATTGCTAGCCTCGTAGCTATGGTTTGGGCGTTCCGCTCTGCAAACTGCTTTTTATTTACGAAGGTGTCGATGGCCTTGAGTATTTCCTTGTGTCCAACGTCGGCCCAAACTCCCATAACTCCGTCAATTTTGTAAAATATCCCGGTTTGTTTCTCTTTGTCGGTTAGCATACTTTCCATGCATACCCGACCGGCACCGGCATTGTATCCTACTTTTTTGAGTAAATCCTGAATGAAGTACATATTGATGTCATACATGAGGGTTGCTGTAGTGATGACTAAATTTCCAATTGGCCCATATCCGACAGCCATTTTCTTGGCCCATACTTTGCGGATGGTACCGCTATCCGGGTCAACTATCGGGTAAGGATTTACCACGACATGGCCGTCCGGCAAGGTTAATTTGTCAGGTGTGATGATAGATAAGGATGTGATTTGATTTGCACGGTTAAAGCCTTTTCCCGTGACCATGGCCTTGCCGCTTATTACTGCTATATCGCCATTGGTCTCGTCTAGTGTTACGGTTCCCTTGACAGACCTTAGTGTTCCGTTTGCGTGCCTCTTAACAAAAACTTCACCGTCGCCCAGCATTGCTATGTGCTGTTTTCTAAGTGCGGTTATCTGTGTCTGCATATTCTGAACCAAAGCTACGTTACTCTCTGCTAATGCCATTTGTTTACGCCTCCATTTCCCTTAACTTGATTCGGCTATAAAAACTACTTACAAGCTGATAAAGCTCGTCCGATGCCTTACTGAATGAATCTTCCCTGCACCTATCGTCGCAATAGTTTCTACTAGCACCTATACTTAGCTCGTGCAGGTAAATCTTTCGCTTACAGGTCCGGCAAATTCCAACCACAGGGTTAACTTCCGTACCTGCTTTAATTTCCATGTCGTGCAGCCAGCCTTGCATAAATAATCACCTCAGAATGGTATAAAATCAGGCTCCATCTCTCTTCCTAGCTCAACGCAGTCCAAGTTAGGACAAATCAGGAAACAGTCCAAGTCCTCTCTATCTAGCATGATGCCTGCCGATACCTCCGGTCTAGTTGTTGGGATATTAACTTCCACCATTTTCGTTTTGCAGTATTTGCATTGCATATTCTTTCCTCCAATGCCCTCTCCCGGCAGTTTCGGGATATCGTCTCAAGTGACACAATTACATGTTCTGAATGTCCCTGCTTAATTGCATTAGCCATACTTTGGGTTAATTTAGCTATCTCCAAATACTCCTGACTATCCAAGCCTGTTCCTCCCTTGACCACACCAACGCGACATGGTACAATATTTGTAAGTATTTTTAAAAGTTATAATTTGCCCTTCGTTCGGCGGCCACCGATGCGAGGGGTTTTTGCTTTTGGCGGCGTTGTTGGAGTATCTTAGCTATTCTGAGCTTCTCATTTGCCCGCCGTAGATAAGTATGAATCCTGCTTTCAAGTGTGATTAATCTATTTACGATAACCTTCAAATCCTCGATCTCGTCATCTGTGATCTGGTTATCATCCGCAATTTCAGACATTCGACTGATACATTTTTCTGTATCACGGAAGGAATTCATAAAGCCCAAAGTAGACCCACATAGATCCTTTTCCTCTGACTTCTCCCGGATTCTTTGACTAATAGTGCACTGTTCCTGACAATAGAAGTAGATAAGCCTGTCCTGCTCGTATTTATCAGCCATAATGCAGACTTCTTCATCTGTCGGCTTCCTCTTGCTGCTCTCTATTCTAGTTAGGGTAGTGTCACCAATCGGGAGAACCTCACAAGCATCTTTTCTGCTTTTAAAGCCAGCCATCAGCCTGGCTTCCATGTAAATATTCATTTCCTGCGGATGTGCATTTTGACATATCTGACCACCGTAAACGTTACATACTGGCATTTACTTACACCCCCCTTCTATGGTGTAATATAGAAAAATCACCTTTGCTTGCTGACCACAAGTACCTCCTGGCGGGTTCACCACCCGCTCCTTCCCCGGCCGGTTTACCTCCCCACAGGTTCAGCCATCAAAATATCGTGATCTGCATACCACTTATCATCGTTCACATTCTTAAACCACAGAAATCCACTCTTGATCCGATACTCTGTAGCTATATCCGGCATCTTGATTGATTCTGTAATCTCACGCTCCAGGTCGTTTAGAGCCTTTACCGCTTTATCCAGATCAAGTTCACCCTTACCGGTCTTAAGTTGATCTAGGATGCTGCTTCTTAGTTCTTGCTTAACCCAAATATCAAAACAAGGACGGATTAGCTGATATGCAGCCTTGGCAGCCGGTAAGACCTCTAAAGTTAAGTCAACGTGTTTCAAAGATTTCACCTCCTGCTTAGCTGGTTCTGTGTATCGAAACTTTCTCACCATAATAGCCTTCAACGACATTGCCACGTATGAAGATAAGCCTGATAAACCGCGCATGGTTTCTATCCAGGACATCAACAACCTTACCCTTGTTCTTAACACAGTCACCAACTTGAACGGTTTCAATATTTACTAAACGGTACTGCACAATCTCACCTCCAGCCTGTCCAACAGTGTTTTAAAAAAAAGGCATCTACTGTTATGTCGATTTAAGTTGGTCTCTCCTTTGGCCCTCATGGTTAAAATCTGCATATGCTCCCGGGCTAAAGCCTGACCGACTATCTTAGCCACTCGCCGCCATCTTGCATCAAGCTCCGGGTCACTCGCTCTAGCCTGACGCAAAGCCTCTTTAGCTTCTGCCAGGCCTTTTTCGGTGTTATCTGAAGTCGGTAACGCTTTCATTGTTAGCACCTCCACCCACTTACCACCGGAACTATAAATTTTCTGTGTAATCCAGGATATACTCCATTAATTCAAGGACTGCCTTAGCTGATTTCTCCGGGTTTTGTTGGCTGTCCAGTATTCCTCCCGCAATGTCGTGCAGTTTGATATAAATAGTTTGAAAAGCCACTAAGTTGTCGTGTGCGTGTATTTGGTCTAGCAGTTCTTCGGTGCTGACAATTGAACCATTATTTACTGGTACTTCCTCGCTGCCCGACATGTTACAATTTAACTGTGTAACTGTTGACATTACTTTTCAGATTCACCACCTTTATAGTAGATAAGTACTGAATATGGAAACTCAATACCTTCGGCGCTATAATTCATAAACCGAATAACCGGCCTAACTTCTAATAGCCAGTCGTTGATTTGTTTCTCTAAATCCGTCGACGTTTCCGCTGTTATGATTTTTACCATGATGTCAACTCCCGTGGGGCCGATTATATTTAGGTACCGGTGGCCCTATGTGTCACTTCGTTACATTGACTGTCGTAAAAAAAAGTCCAGTCAAAGTCTAAAACCTCAGCAATTCTTTTTGCTACATTGACACTTGGACTTCTTGTATCGTTTTCAATCATAGTGTAGTAAGCGCGTTTTATATTTGCTGCGGTTGCAACATCTTCATGCGTCATCTCTTTTTGATTTCTTAATTTTTGTAACCAACTTCTCAATGTATTCACCTCCTGTGAAGTAACGTTTTGCTACCTCAATATTTATTATAAGTGTCACATTGTTACTTGTCAAGAGTTGCTATAAAAAAAGTTTCGATTTGTTACCCATCTTTACTGTAACGCATTGTTACGGTAAAATATATCTAAATACAATTGGTGGTGGGTCATATTGCTGTCTGCACGTTTAGCATATTTGAGAAAACTTAATAATAAAAAGCAGGAAGATATGGCTAACTACCTTGGTATATCTAGGCCTGCTTATACTGCGTATGAATCGGGTAGAAGGCAACCAGACTATGCAGCCTTACAAAAACTTGCTGATTTCTTTAAGGTCAGCACTGATTATCTTTTAGGTCGTTGCGACACAAGAGAAATTGATCTAGTAGATGTGTTTGAGTATAACGCCGATAATCTCAAGGCAGCCGGCAAACCTGTCACGCCAGAACAAAGGACTGAGATATTAAAGATATTAGATCAAGATAATAAACCCCAACCAGAACCGCCACCTCAAAGAAAAAAAGTCGATCTAAGCGACATGGTAATTGCTGCTGATATCGAAAACCGGCGAGAGTTGGTTCCTATTTCCGATGAACTCAGGGCTATTCTCGAAGATGTAATCGAAGAAATCCTAGAGGAAAGGGAACAGAAAAAACGAGGTGAGTAACTTGGAGGAAGCATTAAAACAAATACTTGATGGTCAAAATCTAATCCTTAAAACACTACAACAACACAGCGCACAACTAGAAACATTACAAAAAGGTCAGCAAAAACTTGAATCTCGCATAGAAAATGAAGTTATAGACAAAATTCGTATTCTGTTTGATGCTAGAGAGGTTCAAAAGGATCTAAACCAGCAAATCATAAATACGCTAGGCCGTATTGAAGCTAAAATAGATGTGCTTCAATTAGAAACGGCTCATATTCGCAGGGTAAAATAAATATTTTATTAACTACCACCCAGCGGGTGGTTTTCGTGTTTTTCAGGTAATTCGACAATATTAAACAAAATATAATTACGGGAGTACTTATATATTGGATGAAAAATTAAAATATATATGGAAAAAGATTGCCGATGAAAACATTATAGTGAAATACAAAAACATACGCCAAACAAAAGAAAAGCTTAATGGCGTATATGTGAGTCGGGAAGATGCGGGCCCGTTAATAATACTGGATACTAGTCTACTACGTAAACCGAGAGAACATAGGTGTATTCTTGCGCACGAAGTAGGACACTATTTCACCGGGGCAAAAACAAATATACTTCATGCCAGCAAAAGCTACACAGCAGAGATTGAAAGATCGCGTGACGAATACCGTGCCATGCGCTGGGCCACCAGTATATTGATGCCGGATAGGGAAATACACAGTGCAGTCCATGAACTTGGGATAGTCAATTGCTATGAGTTAGCAGAGCATTTTGATGTAACGATACAGTTTTGCATGTCTAAATTGACATACATTAAACAATGCTTCTGGAAAATTGGGACAAGGGTTAAGGGGAGGGATATATTTACTTTTGAAGTAGTTTCATGTAGAGATATTCCTGCTGAGTTAAGTAATAAGATAGACACCCGTAACGGGTGATTTTGTGTTTTCGGGGGTATTCGACAAAATAATCGCTAATTGTGAACATAGTTTATAAATATCAAGGTAGTAACGGCATAAAGCTTGCCGTAAAATAATAAAGGGGGTTTATTATGGACGAGTTATTACTCCAAAAAGACATGAACGATTCTCAAAGGATGATGTTCCAGTCAGAGATGGGTAAGGTTAGAAAGAACAGGACCACGGCATTATTATTTACCTTATTTTTAGGTGGTATTGGAGCCCATCACTATTATATGGGTAATGTAAAATTGGGCATTCTTTACACTGTATTTTTCTGGACCTTTATTCCGGGGCTTGTGTCTTTTATAGAACTATTCCTGATTATGGGTAGAGTAGATCGCCATAACGAACGGATGGCACAAGAGATTGCAACAAGGGTTAGGGTTTTGTCATCACCAACGCAGGTAAGTCCTGTTACACTGCTAGATAATAATATTAATCAATAGGAGGAATTAAATTGAAACCTGCTAAATGTTTTGTTATTTGTTTAGTTATGATTAGTTTAATGTTTACTTTAACCGGTTGTGGTAGTTCCGATACGCCTGAGACAAAGCAAGGGTCCAAAGAGGTAACTATCAGCAAGGCAGAATTTGATCAAATTAAAAGTGGCATGTCTTATGAAGAAGTTAAGGCAATAATTGGTGGCGAGGGTGAAGTAATGTCTGAGTCAGGAAATCCAGGAGATCAATTTTATACAGTTGCTTATATGTATAAAGGCAAAGGAGATCTTGGGGCTAACGCAAACTTTATGTTCCAGACTGACAAGTTGCAGAATAAAGCTCAATTTGGATTGAAATAATCTAGACCCGGCAATCTGCCGGGCATAATTATTCCACGTGAAATAATTTAGTCAATCAAGGAGAACCAATGCAAAAACTAATACTCCTACTCTGCTTCGTCCTGGCCGTTCTTACCGGCTGCCAACAGGACAAGCAGATCGAGCCACAACAATACATACTACAGAGCAGAAACCAAGTTATCGCCGTTGCAAAAGACGAGAAAACCTTTGACACGGCATTTGCAGCCTTGAACGCAGGCAACCCCTCTCTAATTCGTGAACTAATTGGTTATGGTGATATATTTGCGGTTAAGAGTGGGACCAGGGTTGAGGTTATTGAAAGTGCAGGTAAGCGGTCTAAGGTAAGGCTAATGGATGAGGATATTGCCGGCAAGGTCGGGTGGGTGCAGACGGATTATTTGAGGGAGAAGTAATTGTTTGCGTGTGGGATATTCTGCAAAGGAGGGTAGAGCAAGATCTAAAAAGTGATATAATAAATCCGTGCAAAGTTCAATGCCAACCTGCCGCTAGATGATATCGGGCAGTTTTTGACGATGATCCGGATGAATTATATAAAAAATTAGCCACTAAAAATTATGTTGCCCAATAAAACAATTAAAAACACATTGCATAACTATATACTTAATATTATAGTATTGTGTAATCAATGTTTATAATTAGGCTTTGGGCAAAACCTTGCCATTCTGATTTATGGAGAGGTGATATTAATGGCTGATTGGGATCAAGTTAAAGAATGGGGAAGAATTTTCAAAGCTCTTATACCTTGGCTATTTGGTTTATTTGGTATTCACCACTGGGCTTATAACAAGTTTCCTAAATATTACTTTATGTTATTAAAAATTTTTTCAAAATTCAGAGACACTAAATGGTCAATTACTACAACGTTAGTAGTTGATATTGCCAGTGTAGCATCGGTATACTCCGAATTAGAAAAAATACTATTTCAACGTTATTCAGATGGACATTGTAAAAGAAAGTTTAATTTTAATAACAAAAAGATGTATGAATGTGGTTCTTTTATATTTACGATAACAGATAATTCAGACATGGGAAATCAAAAAGTTAATATATGGGTTAACATACCGCAATTAAATGTAACAGTTAATAATGCTACAAATTATTTAAGAGATATAAGAGAACTATTTCATGAAATTGAACTCCAAATAAAACCAGAAGAAACTTATTATAATATTGATATTTTCTTTCCCAATACATTTAATCCGTTTTATGGTTTAATGATTCAGCGACTAGGTTCTGAAAAAATTGAATATTTTGAATGCAGATTTCCTATTTCAGCTTTAGTCAAGAGAAACTATGAGTTAAAAAACAGAGATAATAATTTTTTACGAGTTTATAAGGATAAAATTACAATTAATGAAACTTCTTTTGATGCCTTAGAGGAAACTGCACTTAGAGCTTTGTTGCTAGAGTAATTACGGGGGGAAATTTATGAACAGTATTAGTTCCTTTGATATTGAAAGCAAAACTGATTTTCAAATAGAAAATGGACACAAATTTGAAACAGTAAAAACAATAAATGGATTTGATGAAGTTTTGGAAACATGGATATACACTAATGAAACCACTCAAAGCGGTTATCGAAACTATAGAGTGATAACGGATGAAGTTTTAGATTTTAAGGTTAGAGTCAGAGGCGAATATGTGGATCAAGTTATAAAAAGGGAAGCATATTCAACATATTATAATCCTAATAATTCACGATTAATCGCAATATGTAATAAGCATAATGCTTTTGAAATTGCAGGTATTTTTGAAAATAATTTTAATATTAAAGCAAAAAAACATAAGTTTAATATTCCTGAAATAATTAATCAATCATCTGATGTTAGAGGTGCTAAATTCGAGGTCCAGATTGAAACTGTTACAGGAGTATCATTAAAAGGAACACAAATTAATTCAACTCATTATTATACTAACATGATTAATTCCGGTAAGCTATCCGGTGTTATTGTAACTTATGATTATGGTGATAGAACAGTAACCTTTAGGGTATCAGTTGACGGTACACTATTATTTTATTCCCAGTTATCAGATCATGATTATTTAGATTTTATAGATATGTTGTATCAATTCGAATAAAATTATGGGTATACTTTTACTAACCCGGCCCCGTGCCGGGTATAATTTTCTGAGGTGACAATATGAAGCGCGGAGCAGTTTATATTAGAGTTAGTCATTTAAAGGATGACGGAGTAAGCCCGGAAACCCAAATGGAGAAGGCGCAATTACAGGCAAGTTTGTCCTCTATCGACATCGTGAAAGTCTATGAGGACTTAGACATATCGGGCCGATCCGCGACCAAAAGAATAGGCTTTCAGCAGCTAATCGAGGACGTAAAGGCCGGGAAATATGATGTTGTCCTGGTCTACCGCCTTGATCGCTTTGCACGAAATGTTCGCGACTTCCATCACTACGTCGAAGTCCTAGAAAAAAATAATTGCAGTCTTATATCAATCAGCCAAAACATTGACACTGGCTCCCCCACCGGCCGCCTGCTCAGAAATATCCTTATAGACTTTGCCCAGTTTGAATCTGAAATGATATCTGAGAGAGTTAGAGACAACATGATCCAGAATGCCAGGCGGGGATCATGGAACGGCGGGCAAAAAGCATATGGCTACGACTGGGATGATGAACAAAAACTACTGGTACCCAACGATAACGCCAAATGGGTACTGCTTATTTTCGAAGAATACGCCTTAAATCCGGGGGCAAATAGAATACGCAATATTTTATACCAAGAAGCTATTCCCTCTCCTTCCGGGGGCAAATGGTGGGCTCCTACAACAATTCGATATATACTTAGGAACCCTGTTTACACCGGCAAAATAGAATACGCTGGTGAGGTTGCAGACGGCAAGCATCAGCCGATTGTTTCTCAGGATCTCTTTGATCGGGTGCAGCACCTTTTAGGAAAGAACAGCGAAATGGCCCCGCGCAGCCGGGATAGCCAGCACTTACTTTCCGGACTTCTAGTGTGCCCCTACTGCTGCCGCCACCTCCAGGCCAGATTTAACGGACAGAAACGAATACGCCGGTATGTGTGTTACACCCGGATTAACATGGGAATCCATGAGTGCAAATGCAAAATACTTGATGCTGACAGTCTAGAAACTGAAATAGTCAGGATTATGCTTATGTTAGGCGAATCGGTTGAATACTTTGAGGAAGCCAAGCAGGCACTAAAAGAAATCGCGGCAGCTGCGGAAGAAGAAAGACCAGCCGTAGAAAAAATAGAAAAAGAAAAACGGCTCAAAAAAGTTAGAGCCGCCATGAAGGATTTATTTAAAGACTATTATGAAGAAAAAATTATCCCAAGGGAGCAATTTATAGAGATAAATAAACAGTACCTTGAAGAAGAAAAACAATTAGTAAACTACCTGGAAAAGTTTGATCAAGTAGATAACCATTTTGCCTCCCAGGAAGCTGACCTGATCCTATTACAAAGCCAGTTATCGGCACTTAAAACCGCCTGGCCAGTTATGACCTTTGAAGAAAAGAAAATGGCTTTAAGGGATATGGTTAAATCAATTGTACCACACGACGATCATGTGGAGCTGGATATATTTTTTAGAAAGATAGAAATAGTCCCACAGAAAAATACTGAAACAACTATGACCTTTTGAAATAAAAAACCCTCCTGAGTAAAGGAGGGTTTTTGGTTGGTCGGGATGACATGATTCGAACATGCGACCTCACGGTCCCGAACCGTGCGCTCTAGCCAAGCTGAGCTACATCCCGGGAAAGATGGTACCTATTGGGGGTAAATGCTCTACCATTCAAACCCAAACGGCACCACCTTTCCTCCCTTGATATTACTGATATTATAGCACCTTAGTAGTCAGGCGAACTAATCATTTTTATTTTTCTTCCGGGCTTCTTTCTTCGCCTCTTTAACTTTTATCATCGGACCCATTATATTAACTCCACCCACTCAGCCATAGGCCAATTCCAAACAGCAGCCTGCAAAGCTTCTAGTGGCGACTCTCCCAATATTTCATCCTCCCAAACTTCAGAGGGTAAAATAAAACCATTGCCTAAGTTTATATCTGGGAAATATACCTTAACTTTAAACCACCTTAAACCATCAATAGTTATGATCAATTATAATACCCTCCTTCTTGAATTATTTTAACAACTCTCGAATACCATTCTTTGCATTTTTATAATCTCTGCGTTAACCTGATTTATATTCCTGCCATATGCCCTGGAATGTCGCTTGGTCAAAAAAGAATTATCTTGACTCTTATATCTTTTACCTACCATATCCGGTGCATTAACCAAAAACGGCGACTGGTATTCCCCACTACTATCCAGCCAGGCTGCTATATATTGAAAGCGTTTAGTGCCATTCATGGCTGTCTCCGGGGTGAATGTTGGCGCCAGATAACTTTCCAATCGCTTATATACATTGTCATTGGTGTTTTTAAATATATTCCAATTCAAGCTACCAGAAAGAAGAATTTCTACAAAGTCTGCCGGCAATTGCTTAAAGTTGTGAAATAAGAATACCGGGGCAATTTTATACTTTGGCCCCTCAGCTAATAACCGCTTACAGAAGTGAATTAGTCCCTTACTTAAAAATTGATGCGGTTCATTGAGCACTAGCCATGACGGAGTACCTTCACCGCCCTGGGCTAGTTTGATTAGAAATGTAGTAAGAA